ATGGCAGTCTGAACCTGATGTTGATTATTCAATATTAGATGATGATGATTTATCTGAGCAGTTAGGTGATATGACTAATGGAGTTAAAAAGGCTATTCAAATTGAGTTTGAAGCTGAACATTATGAGGATGCATACGAAATGGTTAAATTTTGGCGAGAAAGAAAAGCATATGTTGGAGGTATGATGATGGAATACCTAAAAGCTGAAAGAGAAAAATTATGAAATTGTTAAAATCAGAAATTAACGGTATTAAGTTTTATCATAGAGAAGGTATGTCAGATCTAAAAACTTTTCAGGAGGTTATAGGAGGTCTTACTTATTTAAAAAAAGGTATGACCATAAATGCAGGTGAGAAGTGGATGGATTGTGGTGGCAATGTTGGTGCTTTTACTTTACTTGCTTGTTCAAAAGGTGCAAAAGTTACTGTTTATGAGCCTGATCCTTATAATTGCGAAATGATTAAAAAGAATTTAGCATTAAATGGTTTTGAAGCTAATATTAAACAATATGCTTTAGTACATGATAATACAAAAGAGCTGGTTTTATTTATAGGCAATAATGGTAACGTGTGGCGTAATTCAATTATAAAAAAGTGGAACAATAAAGGGATAAAAGTTCCTTGCATAAATTTTGAGTCTGAGGCTAAAAACTTTGATTGTTGTAAAATGGATATTGAGGGTGCTGAAATGTTAATACTTGAAAATACAACTAAAGTATTTGATAAATTGGTTTATGAGTGGAGTTTTGATATAGATGCAAGTTTAGTTAGGTTTTGGAATATAATTGAAAAGCAACAAAAACAGTATAATGATTTAAAGGATGTCGGGAATACAGCAAAATTTAAAAGTAGAGATTATGATACGTGGCAAAAATCATGGTTTCCTGCATGTACAAATGTTTTTGCATATAATAAATAAATTATGAAAAGAATTGATTTGATTAAAGTTAATCACAATGTAAAAATTGGTGATGTATGTGAATATATAGAGCCAAATGTAACTGAGGATTGTATATTTTATGCAGATGGTGAACCAATAGGTTTTTACATGACTAAAATGCCGGACAAGATGTGTAAACTTGCTGATATAGCAAATTCAGAATTTAGGAGCAAAAATGTTCCTAAAACAATGATGGATAGAAGTGATGTTGTAAGAAAAGCACAATTAGAAAATAAAACACCTGCGCAAATTATTAAAGAAGGTAGAGGATGTTCACAAATGAGTACTTTACTAGGAAGTATTGCACCTAAGCCAATGGTTAGAAGACCATATGCAAATATAGCACAAGTTCATTCAGTAAAATCAGCACAGACATTTATTAAGGCAATGCTATTGTTGGTAAAAGAAAGCGAGCAACTTATAAAAGAAATACTACCAAAGCAATACAATCAGCAAACAGAACTGTTTAAAAAAGTTCCTGAAAAATGGCGATTCGGCAACTTATTTACAAGTTCAATTTCAAATTTTAATATATCAGCTCCATTCCATCGTGATGCAGGGAATATAGAAGGTGCAGTTAATGTCATAATATGTAAAAAACATAACTCTAAAGGCGGAGATTTAAATGTACCGGATTATGGAGCAACTATTGGTCAGCAAGATAATTCAATTTTGGTTTATCCTGCCTGGAGAAACGTTCACGGAGTTACGCCAATAATACCTACTCATGAAGGAGGTTACAGGAATAGTTTAATATTTTATCCTTTGAAAGCATTTGTTGGATTAGACTAATGAAAAAACATACTAAACTATATTTAGCTTACTTTGGCTTTGATCAATCGGATTTTATCCCTTGCGAGGTTTGCGGATGCGAGGCGGTTGATATACATCATATAGAATGCAGAGGTATGGGAGGGACTAAAGAGGCGGATAATATTGAGAATTTGCAGGCTTTATGCAGGGAATGCCATGTTAAGTATGGGGATAAAAAACAGTTTAAAGATTATTTAAAGGAGGTGCATAATGATTACAAGTACAGAGGAGGCAATTAAGAGGGGCGGAAATACTCAGTTTAAAAAGGGTGTATCCGGAAATCCAAAAGGAGCAGTAAAAAAAATACCTCAATTGGATGTTTTATTGGCTGATGTATTAGGTGAGGAAAAGGATGGAATTGAGGCGGCTAAGGCTATATTAATGGCATTAAGATCTAAGGCAGTAAAAGGAGATGTTCGGGCCGCTGAGGTATTATTAGATAGGGCCTATGGTAAAGCATCGCAAAGCCTAACATTAGATGGAGATATTAATTTTCACGTTCCGGCTCCAAATGTTTACAATACTGCTCCGCCTTTGTCGCATAGTGAAAACGAAATAGATGTTTGATTGTTCGCCAGTATTTTATGAGAATTATGAGGCGAAAGAAAAGGTTCTAATAAATCAAGGCGGCACGGCTTCGAGCAAAACCTACTCTATTATGCAACTGCTTTACTACAAGGCAGTCAATCAGCCTAAATCAGTAATAACGGTAGCTGGGGAGTCATTGCCTAACTTGCGCAAGGGAGCTTACCGAGATGCGGAAAGTATCTTTGCAGATAATAAATACCTTCAATCACAATTAAAGTTTTGGAATAAGACAGAGCGGATAATCTATTTTAAGAATGGATCACTAATCGAGTTCGTATCCTTTGAAAATGAGCAGTCGGCAAAGAATGGTAAAAGGGATTATTTGTTTTGCAATGAGGCAAATGGAATAAGCTATCAGATTTATTGGCAGCTAGCGATCAGAACAAGAAAGCAAATATTTTTAGATTATAATCCGACAAATGAATTTTGGGCGCATACTAAGCTAATCGGTCAGCCAGATACAAAACTTATTATATCTGATCACAGGCATAATCCATTTTTAACGGATGAGGATCATAAAAGAATTGAGGATATTAAAGAACTTGATTTGGAGTTATGGCATGTATATGCAAGGGGTTTGACTGGTAAGATTGAGGGTGTTATATTTAGGAATTGGGCAGTATGTGAGGCTATACCAAAGGATGCGGAGTTAATAAGCTATGGGATTGACTTTGGATTTACGAATGATCCGACAGGAATAATTGAGGTTTATAAATCATCTGGGGAATTGTGGGTTAATGAGATGTGTTATGAAACCCGATTGACCAATATGGATATTTGCCAAAAGTTAAAGGATTTTAAAGTTGGTCCAGATCAGGAAATTATTGCAGATAGTGCGGAGCCAAAGTCAATACAGGAGATTTATGCAGAGGGTTTTAACATTCATGGCGCAATGAAAGGGCCTGATAGTATTAAGCAAGGGATTGACATTTTAAAGCGATACAAGATAAACGTAACTGCAAACAGTCATAATCTAAAAAAGGAGTTTTATTCCTATATTTGGAAAAAAGATAAAACAGGCAAATTACTAAATGAGCCAATTGATGCTTTTAACCATTTGATTGATCCGCTGAGATACGTGGCATTAAATAAATTAGCATCTAAATTTGTACAGGAATATTCATTTGAATGGTAACTATGGGCATACTACAAAAGTTTTTTAAGGCTGATATTGAAAAGGCAGCTGAGAATCAATTACAGGCTTTGATGCCAGGATTACAGAGAGATGTAACCGCAAACCTTTACAATCAAAACGTATTTGGTTGGATAGGCAATAATCAGGTCGTAGTTGATTTTGAGGACAAGGCCAAGTTTGTAGAGCAAGGGTTCCAAAAGAATGCAGATGTTTATACCTGTATTGATATTATTAGCAAAAAAGTAGCTGAGTGCGCCTATGCCTTATATGAGATAAAAGAGGGCGTAACAAAAAAAGATTTAAAGATGTATGAAAATATGTCTATGGCTGAGGGCGCATCCGCTAAGATGAGAACTTTGCAATTAAAGGAGCAGATGTTTAATCAGGTCGAAAGCAATCCAATTTTGGACTTATTGGCTAAACCAAACCCATTGCAAACTTATGAGGAGTGGATGACTGATCTGGCAGGGTTTTACCTATGTACAGGCGATGGTTATATTTTTGGCAATGGCAAGGATGAGTCAATGACTGAAAAGCAAATTTGGTCGCAGTTGTATTGTTTACCGAGTCAATGGGTTGAGATTATTTCAGGCGGGATGTTTGAGCCGATTAAAGGATATGCATTAACATCTATTTATATTGAAGAGATACCATTACCTGCAAGTCAGGTGGCACATTTTAAATCATTTAATCCAGACTTTACATTAACAGGTGCGCAGTTATACGGACAATCCCCAATTAAAGCCATTTACAGAAACGTATTAAAAGAAAACGAGGGCGATAATGAGTTATTAAAGCAAATCCGTAACGGTGGGGCAATGGGCTTTATTTCGCCTGATGGGCAGGGCGCTGCATTGACTAAGGATCAAATGAACCTGTTAAAAGAGAAAATAGTTGATGCTAAACGTGGCGAATCATTAATGGATCGTATATTCCCATCATCTGGGCCGCTAAAATGGACACAAATCGGTTTGCCATCTACTGACTTGCAATTAATTGAGTCACTTAATATAGATACACGCAAGATATTTACTGCCTTTCACGTTCCAATTCAATTCTCAGGTAGTGAATCCGCATCTACGGATAACAACATGGGCTGGGCATCTAAGCAACTAATTTACAATGCAACTGCTCCATTATCCCGCAAAATCAGGGATGCAATAAACAAGTTTGTTTGTGAGCCATACGCAAAGGCATACGGAAAGAAATATTACTTTGATTTTGATTTTAGCAGCTATCCTGAGATGCAAGAGGATATGCAAAAGCTGACTGAGTGGTTAGCTAATTCGTATTGGATCACGCCTGATGAGAAACGTATTGCACAGGGGTATGATAAGATAAGCACGCCAGAGATGGAGAAAGTTTATGTACCTGCCAATCTGGTTCCAATTGAGGATTTATCATTAGATCAAGCATATAACAATGCGACCATAAATGGCAAGTAGTGTAAAATATCATAAAACGTATTTAAGGCTCCATAAAGAGTATGAAACCTATGCCTATCCGCTAATAAAAAAAGCATTGGATGAGCAGACTAAGGCGATTACTAATTTTACGGATGAGAGCAATTTTGATGACTTGCAGGTTTACATTCAATTTCTGGTAGATCAAAAACCTTTGTATAATGCATTGGAGAAAATATATGGCAGAGTTGGGGTATCAGCTGCGACATTCTCATACGACTGGATTCGTAATTCAGTACCTAAAACCAAAAAGGATTATATTATAGATTTCTTTAATGCTGAGTGGTATGTTGAGATGGTAAACTATTTCAGGCTAATTGGAGGTACTAAGGTAACAGGGATTGATGAAACAACTATTGATAAGATTAAAAACGTATTGGCTAATATATTGGGCCAAAATTTAAGCCGCAGAGATCAAGCAAAGTTATTTGAGCAGACATTAAATGATCCTGCATTTAACAGGGCCAGATCTTTAGTTATTGCAAGAACGGAAAGTACAACCGCAGCTAATTACGGAATCAATATGGGCGCTGAAAGTTCGGATTATGAGGTTGCAAAGTTTTGGATTAATACAAAGGATAAGCGGACCAGGAGAACTCACTTATTAATGAGCAAGGAGCCTATTGCAATCAATCAGCCATTTATGGTAGGCGGAACCGAAATGATGTATCCAGGAGATCCGTCTGCTCCAGCTAAAGAAGTTGTAAATTGTAGATGTGTAATGGCTACGGAGGCAATAGTTGATGCGGATGGATTACCGATATTAAAGCCGAGAACCCCGCCATATTTGAAAGGATAATTAGTATTTAAAAAATTAATATATTTGTAAAGATGAAAGGATTATTGGAATATAAAAACTTTACTGCGGAAATAAAGGACATAGATGCCAAATCAATGACTGTTACAGGTTACTGGTCAAAATTCGGCAATGTGGATTATGATGATGATATTATTGCATCAGGCGCAGCTAATAAAACAATCGCAGAACGTGGGCCAATGGGTTCCAATGAAATATTCTTTTTGAACCAACATAACTGGTCGCAGCCGCATGGCAAACCAACTGTATTAGAGGCTCAAGAGAAAGGGATTTACTTTGAGTCTAAGATTGCGCCAACATCATACGGAAAGGATGCTTTGGTATTATATGCAGAGGGGATTGTGGTTCAGCACTCAATCGGTTTTTCAACTGTAAAGGCTGATTACGATCAAAAAACAGGAGTTAGAACTATTAAGGAAATAAAGTTATACGAGGGATCTAATGTTACATTAGGGGCAAATCCTGAAACGCCATTTACAGGGTTTAAATCCTTAACAATGGTTGAGATTAACGATCAGATTAGTAAAATGATTAAGTTGCTAAAGGATGGCAGTTTAACGGATGAGGGTTTTGGTAGATTGGAGATAGCGTTAAAGCAATTCCAGTTAGAGGCTTTCAATTTAGGAAAAAATTCACTATCAGAAATAGAGCCGACATTAGTCACTCCAATTGAGGATGAGCCGAATATATTAACACATTTAATAAAACATTTAGAAAAATAAAATGGAAAATTTAGAACAAAAGGCTCAGGATTTGCTAAACGCAAACAAAGCACAAACATTAGATGAGGCTAAAGCTATCATCACAAACGCAATCAGCGAAGCTACAAAGGCAGTTGATGCAAAGTTAGATGATGCGGTTAAGTCTGCAAATGTTAGAATTGATGAGATGGACAAGGCTTTAACTGAGGCTAAGTCTGAGGCTAACAGATTCAAAATGGAAGCTAAGGCATCAACACCTGTATCATTCAATCAGGCATTTTCAAATGCAATGGATGAGAACTCTGATAATATCGAGAAGTTCCGCAGAAAAGAAATCAAGCAATTTGCAATGGAGTTAAAGACTGTTGGCGATATGTCATTGTCTAACATTACTGACCTTGCAGCTGCAAACGTTCAGATGTTGCCAGGTATCATACCAGCAGCACCAAGAAAGTTGCACATTCGTAGTTTGCTACCAACTGGAGTTATGGCTACATCTGCAATTCACTACTTACAGGAAACAGGTTCTGAGGGTTCTGTTGCAGCATGGGCTGATAATTCAGGTACTAAGGCGCAGATTGATTACGATCTTACAGAAGAGGTTGCTCCATCTGAGTTTATCGCTGGTTACTTGCGTATCACTCGCAAGGCATTGGATGATATTTCAGCAATGAGATCATACTTACAGTCACGTTTGTTAGAGTCTTATTTAGATGCAGAAGATAATCAATTACTTAACGGTAACGGAATATCTCCAAACTTAGGCGGACTTATCACTAATGCTGAGGCTTACACAGGATTCAGAACTATCCAAGTTGAAAAGTTGATTGATTCAATTGCACAGATTGACACAAACAATCACTCTGCAAATGGTATCTTATTAAGTCCTGAGCAATACTATGCTTT